ATAAAGTAAAGCTTATTCGCTTTGGTCAACAAGGTAAAAAAGGTGCAGGAGCTAATCCTACTACAGAAAAAGAAAAAAATAGACAGAAATCTTTTAAAGCTCGACATGCTAAAAACATAGCTAAAGGAAAAATGTCAGCAGCCTACTGGGCAGATAAGGTAAAATGGTAATGAGTTTAGTAGAGAATATAAATAAAAGAAAAAAAGCAGGTACTAGTAGAAGTAAAAAGAAATCTACTATTAGTGCTAAAGCATATAAAGATATGCAAAATAACTGGGGTAAAAAGAAAAAGGAGAAATAAATGAGTAAATTTAAATGGACTAATCTTCCTAAAACTAAAAAACCTACAGAGTTTAAAAGCCCTTTTCAACATGGATATTATGAAGGTGTTGAGTATGGTTTACAAAAAGCTAATACTTCTCCTAAACCTAATGAAGATTTTACTGGTAAAAAAAGAAATATATTAAAGTCTTCTAAATATAAACAAGGTTTTGAAGAAGGTAGAAAAAATGCTGTAAGAAGTGTTAAAACACAAATAGTTTATCCTTATGAAAAAGAACATGGAAAATTAAATGTTATAAGTTTTGATAAAACAAAAGGTATAAAGATAAAATAAGTGAGTCAGATTGACCAAATCAGAGAAGCAGCAGAAGCAGATCTGCTGACTTTTATACGACTAGTAGCACCTCATTTAATGCTAGGAGCTATACATGAAGAGTTAATTTCATGGTGGCAACGACAAGATGCTAAAGAAAACCAATTAGTTTTACTTCCTCGTGGACACATGAAGTCAAAACTAATAGCATATAGAACTGCGTGGTGGATTACTAAACATCCTGAAACTACTATATTATATGTTTCAGCTACAGCAGACTTAGCAGAAAAACAATTATATGCTATTAAACAAATTATAGATTCAGAGATATATAGAAGATACTGGAAAGATATGATTCATCCAGAAGAAGGTAAACGTGAAAAATGGGCAGTGGCTGAGATTGCAGTTGATCACCCACAAAGAAAACTGGAGGGTATTAGAGATGCTACTTGTAAAGCTGTTGGGCTTACTAGCAATACTACTGGCTTCCACGCTGATGTTGTTGTGCTTGACGATATTGTTGTACCAGGGAATGCTTACACTGAAGAAGGACGAAGTAAAGTTGCAGCAGCCTACTCTCAACTCGCTTCTATTGAAAATCCTGGGGCTTTTGAGTGGGTTGTTGGTACTCGTTATCAACCTAGAGATATTTATGATACGATGGTTAACATGAAAGAAAGTATCTATGATGATGCAGGCAATCTAGAAACAGAAGAAAATGTTTATGAGTTATTTCAAAAAGTAGTAGAAACTAATGGTGAGTTTCTTTGGGCTAAACAAAAAAGATCTGATGGTAAATCATTTGGTTTTGATGCTAAAGAGTTAGCAAGAATTAAAGCTAAGTATGTAGACATTACTCAGTTCTATGCTCAGTACTATAATGATCCTAACAACTCAGAAGCAGCTAATATATCTACAGATAACTTTCAATATTATGATCGAGCTGTATTACAAAATAGAGAAGGTGATTGGTACATTAGAGATCGTAAGTTAAATATATTTGCAGCTATTGACTTTGCTTTCTCATTACGTAAATATGCAGATAGTACTGCTCTTGTAACTGTAGGGGTAGATCATCAAGGTAACTATTATGTATTAGATATAGATAGATTTAAAACAGATCGTATTGTAGATTACTATGAGCACATTCTTAGAGCTTGGGAGAAATGGGGTTTTAGAAAACTACGAGCAGAGATTACAGTAGCCCAACAAACTATTGTAAAAGAACTTAAAGATAGTTATCTTAAACCTAATGGAATACCATTAGTCATTGATGAGTTTAGACCTACAAGATATTTAGGAGATAAAAAACAACGCATAGGTGCTTTACTAGAACCTAAGTATCATAATAATCAAATATGGCATTACAAAGGTGGTAATTGTCAAGTACTTGAAGAAGAGCTATCACAGGTACATCCACCTCATGATGACGTTAAAGATGCTTTAGCAAACGCTATAGCTATCTCTGTAATACCAAGACAAAGATCTAATGGTGTAAGTATGATGTCTTCTAATGTTTTAACACACTCTCGTTTTGGGGGAGTAACTTACTAAGGAAATAATATGGCAGGTAAAGTAGCACAATTTGAAAAGGCAGTTAATGCAGACACTCTAGCTAGAAACCTTGCAGGTTTATATAACCAGTGGTGGATTCAAAGAGAAAAGAAAGAAGCTGAGTGGAGAGAAATAAGAAATTATTTATTTGCTACTGATACTTCTACTACATCTAATTCATCTTTACCTTGGAAGAATAAAACAACTCTTCCTAAGTTAACACAGATTAGAGATAACTTACATGCTAACTACATGGATGCTTTATTCCCTAATGATGACTGGATGAAATGGGAAGGAGCTTCTCTTGAAGATACTTATGCTGCAAAGCGTAAAGCTATTGAAGCTTATCTTAAAACTAAAATTAAAGAATCTGGCTTTAGAGAAACTATATCTCAACTTTTAGCAGATTATATTGATTATGGTAATTGTTTTGCAGAAGTAGTTTATGTTAATGAACAACATGAAGATCCTATTACTGAAGAAGTTATTACAACTTACAATGGTCCTAGGCTAGTACGTATATCACCATTTGATATTATATTTAATCCTACTGCTCCTTCATTTGCAGACTCTCCTAAGTTTACTAGATATGTTAAGTCTATTGGAGAGCTTAAAATTGATATGGAAGAGAAGCCTGACTTAGGTTATGATGAAGCAGCTTTTAATAAAGCTATGGAAATCAGAAACTCTTTATCACAATTTAAACAAGAAGATATTAATAAAGCTGAAGGATATATTGCAGATGGCTTTGGAACTTTACAAGAATACTATCAATCAGGTTATGTAGAAATATTAGAATTTGAAGGAGACTTCTACGATACTGTTAAAGGTGAACTACATAGAAATAAAATTATTACTATCTTAGATAGAAACTATGTATTACGAGTTAAAGATAATCCATCTTACTTAGGTAAAGATAATAAACATCATGTAGCTTGGAGAAAGAGACCTGATAATCTTTATGGTATGGGTCCTCTAGATAACTTAGTAGGTTTACAATATCGTATTGATCATTTAGAGAATCTTAAAGCTGATGCTTTAGATCTCACTATACATCCACCTCTTAAAATTGTAGGTGATGTAGAACCATTTACTTGGGGTCCAGAAGCAGTTATTCATATTCCAGAAGACGGAGACGTAACTGCATTACCACCTAACCCTGCAGCATTCCAAGTTAATAATGAGATTGCAGCTTTACTAGCTCTTATGGAAGAAATGGCAGGAGCTCCTAAAGAAGCTATGGGCTTTAGAACTCCAGGTGAGAAGACAGCATTTGAAGTACAACAGTTACAGAATGCAGCTTCTCGTATATTCCAAAATAAAATTAATCAATTTGAAATTGAGTTCTTAGAACCAATTTTAAATACAATGCTTGAAGTAGCTAGACGTAATATGGATCTACCACAGATTGCTAAGGTAATGGATGATGACTATGGTGTATCAGACTTTATTTCTATTACTAAAGAAGACTTATCAGCTCGTGGTAAACTACGACCTATAGGTGCTAGACATTATGCAGCTAGAGCACAGTTAATGCAGAACATGATTGGTATGTTTAACAGTCCTATTGGACAAGTTATTGCTCCACATATCTCTGCTAAACGACTTGCTAATATGGTTGAAGAGTATATGGGCTTTGAGAAGTATGACTTCATTAAAGACAATGCAGCTATGTTTGAACAAGCTGAAGCTCAGAAACTAGCTATGCAAGTGCAACAAGATTTGCAAGAACAACAAATGATGCCTTCTATGGAGTCTCAAATGTTAGATATGCAATTACAAGAAGAAACCTCTATGCTTCCTCCTGAGGAAATGTAAAGATACTTCTTGACTTTTTTAATAAATTATGGTATAATATTTATATAAATATGGATTTAAAAACAGATAAAGGCAAAAGCCTCTCAAAGGCTGAAGCCTTAAAAGAAATAAAAACTTACTGTGAAGAACAAATAAGTTTATCTCAAAGAAAATCATTAGATGAAAGTACATTTGAAAAACCTGCTTGGTCCGAGTACCAAGCGTATCAATTAGGAATTCAAAAAGCTTTCAACAAACTATATAATCTTATTCCTGACCAAGGAGAATAGTAATGGCAGAAGAAACAATAATTAAACAACAAGATCAATCTGTTGAGTCAACTACCCAAGAGACTCAGCAACAAGATACCCAAGCTAAACCATTTGAGATTCCGACAGAAGCTCAAGAGTTGGTAGGTGAAGGTAAGAAGTACTCAAGTGCAGAAGAAGCTTTAAGATCTGTACCTCATGCTCAACAGCATATCAAAACTTTAGAGGAAGAGATGGCTGAGTTGAAAGAGGAATTATCTAAGCGTAAAACTACACAAGAGCTTCTAGATGAAATAAAGTCTGGAGTACTACCTGTAGGGAACACCACCCAGGAGGTTGGACTGAACCAAGATAACGTAATGGAACTGGTTAATCAAACTCTTCAGCAAAGAGAATTAGAAACAAAAGCTAAACAAAATGCTTCTCAGGTAGCTAATACCTTTAATGATAAGTATGGAGAACAAGCTGAAAAAGTTTATAATACTCTAGCTAAAGACTTAAACCTTTCTGTTCAACAATTAAACGATCTTGCTACAAGATCTCCAAACGTTGTGTTAAAATTAGCAGGCTTTGATGCGAAAGCTCAAGCTTCTAATGTAGTTAAACCAACAAGCTCTGTTAATACAGAAGCTTTAGGTCAAGTTAGAACACAGCAAACTGAGTCTGCACGAGTACCTAAAGGTGCTAGTACTAAAGATTTAGTTAATGCTTGGAGAGCTGCAGGCGAGAAAATTAAAAAACAATCTTAATTTAAGGATAAATTATGGCACAATTAACTACAAATACAAATGCGTTTATTGAATCGCAACAGTATTCACAGTTCATCCTTGAAAACTTACATGACTATCTACTACCAGAAGGTATGTGGAGAGACGTAACAGACTTCGGTTCAGGCACAACTCTTAACATTAAAACTGTAGGTACTGTAAGTATTCAAGATGCTGCTGAGGATACACCTTTAACATTCTCACCTATTGACACAGGTACATTAACTCTTTCTATTACTGACTATGTTGGTGATGCTTGGAAAGTTTCTGATGATCTTCGTGAAGATGGTTCACAAGTAGACACTCTAATGGCTATGAGAGCTATGGAATCTACACGAGCTCTTGGTGA